AGTGATACTGAAGCTAATAATATTGAGGCATTCCTTGATGCAAGAGCAGGTGTCGAATCATTTGACTGGACGGCCCCATCAGGCACTGGATATAAATATGTTTGCCGTGAATGGAGCCGCACGCTAGAGATGTTTAATAACAATACGATACAAGCAACATTTGATGAGGTAGCAGAACCATGACCGTACCAGTATCTGAATTACAAAAGCTGGCACCATCAGCAATTATTGAATTGTTTGAGATCCATCTGGTTACTGAAATACACGGTGCCAATACTGTATTCAGGTTTCATGCTGGCACTAATGCAATAAATAATGGCAATATTGTGTGGGCTGGTAATAGCTATCAAGCATTCCCGGTTGAAGCGACAGGGTTTGAATACAACGGCAACGGTCAACTGCCACGACCAAGGTTAATAATTAGTAACGTCTTGCGGTTTGTGACTAGCATCTTGCTTGTGGTGAATGAAACCAACCCAGGCAATGACTTAAATGGCGCCAAGTTTATTCGTATTCGCACTTTATCGAGATATCTGGATGCTGCTAATTTCAGCGCCGGTAATGCAAATGCAGATTCGACGGCTGAGTTTCCGCGTGAGATTTATTACCTTGATCGTAAAGTAGTTGAGACTAGGGCTGCAGTCGAATGGGAACTAGCGGCAGCATTTGATTTGGTTGGTGTTAGAGCACCAAAGCGGCAATGTATCGCAAACTTATGCCAATGGGTATATCGTTCTGCTGAATGCAGTTATACCGCAGCGACATACTTTGATGCAAATAACAACCCAGTTGGGTCTGCTGCTGCTGATGTATGCGGTAAACGGCTTACGAGTTGCGCTACTAGGTTTGGCGTTACAGCCCAGCTACCGTTTGGATCGTATCCTGGCGTTGGATTATTTGCACGATGAACTGGCAGTATTCAGCATTAAGCTATGCCAAAGCTGCAGCGCCAAAAGAATCATGCGGGCTAGTTGTTAATTGCGATGGCGTTGAGGTGTATTGGAATTGTCGTAACATTGCAGACGGACTGGATTGTTTTGTTATAGATCCAACCGATTGGGCTGATGCTGAAGATACCGGTGTTATCATGGCAGTAGTCCATAGCCACCCTGGGCAATCACCGGAACCTAGCAGCATGGATATTGCAGCTTGCAACCGCAGCCAATTGCCGTGGTATATCGTTAATCCAACCGATGGCTCTTGGGGTAAATGCAATGCTGCGTGAGATCCGCGTTTATGGGGAGCTTGCAATGTTCATGGGTGTTAAGTCATTCATGGCAGAAGCGCGTGATGCGGCAGAAGCAATGCGTTACCTGCTGGTGAATTTTGCTGGCTTAGAAGCGCATATGGCACAGCATGATTATCGAGTGCTGGTTGGGTCTTATAACATTGGCGAGGAAGAACTAACCCATCCTGTAGGTAAAAATATTATTCGCATTATTCCTGTCGTTGCTGGTGCAGTTACGTTTAAGCAAATCTTTGGCAGCGGCATTGGCAAGGTTATTGCAGGAATAGTAATTGTTGGTTTGAGTATTGTGACAGCAGGTGCATTTGGTTTTGCTTTGGGCAGCGCCCAGGGTATAGGTACGTTTGCCACTATTGGCGTTGGCATCGGCGCCAATCTTATTCTGGGCGGTGTTGCTCAAATGTTGACACCAGTGCCACGTATTGCACCACCATCATCGGGCACTAATGCCGCATCGTCTTCGCCGTCAACAATGCGTGAATCTGAGCTAGACCCACAAAAGTCTTACAGCTTTACTGGCATTCAAAATACATCAACGCAAGGCACACCAGTACCAATTGTTTATGGCGAAACAGTTGTAGGCTCAGTTGTTATTTCAGCTAGCGTGTCAACATTGGAGGTAGTGTAATGGCTATATGGGATCCGGTGATTGCAAATTATCAAGCATTACCAGCAGAATATAAATATGCGGCTTTGCTAAAAGGCCAAGATCAAATTAATTATGTAAATTCATTAAAGCAAAAACAATTTGATGAAGCAAATAGGCCACGAATACCAACACGTACAGCCGACAGTTTAGCCAGTACGCAATATGCAACCTTCTTGGATCTGCTTAGTGAAGGCGAAATCGAAGGGTTTCCATCTGCAGCAGGGCTAACCAAGGGCACAGACGCATATAATATTGCGGCATTAAAAGACATCTACTTAAACAAAACTCCAGTATTAAGACCTGGCGCTGATTTAAATAATGTGCAGCTTGCGGATTATACCGTAAAAAATGTAACCATTGAGCCACGTTATGGCACGCAAGCCCAAACTTATATTGAAGGTTATGGCGACATAAGCGAGCCTGTAAATGTCGGCCAAACAGTACAGCAAGCAACATCAATAACGCAAACTGTAAGTGATCCAAGCGTTAACGGTGTTGTTATTACAATAACGGTGCCGGCGTTGCAAAGGTTTGAAAGCAATGGTGATATTTTAGGTTCTAGCTTTACTTTTACAATTGCATTATCTTATGATGGCGGCGGATTTACTACCGTAAAAACTGAAACTATAAGCGGCAGGACAGGTGATGCGTATCAACGTGATTATAGAGTTGACTTTACAACCGGTTGGACTGGTTCTGTTGCGATTAAATTAACTAGAATCACTGCCGATAGTGCTGATCCAGCAACAACAGCAAACGCATTTCAATGGGCCTATTATCAGGAATTAGTATATCAAAAGCTTACATATCCAAACAGTGCCATTATGGCATTGAAGTTTGACTCTCAGCAATTTACATCATTACCTAGCAGGGCATACCGTATACGTGGCATCAAGGTGCGGGTGCCAACTGGGATTACGGTAGATCAAACCAATGGACGCATAATCTATCCTGGCGGCTATACATTTAACGGTACGCTGACAGCGCAAAACGCGCGGGTATGGACATCAGACCCGGCATGGATATTGTTTGATTTGCTTACCAGCACACGGTATGGATTTGGGCAGCAGTTAGTTGAAGCACAACTTGATAAGCCAGCTTTCTATGCTGCATCGCAATACGCTTCAGCATTAGTGTCTAATGGCTTAAACGGTACTGAACCTAGATTTAGCTGTAATGTATTAATACAAAACCAAGATGATGCTTATAAGTTAATAAATGATTTGTCAAGTGTTATGCGCGTAATGCCTTTCTGGTCAACTGGTACATTAACAATATCGCAAGATTCCCCGCGTGATGCGTCGTATCTATTCACGATGGCTAACGTCACCGAAGAAGGGTTTAGTTATGCTGGCAGCAGCCTTAAAACTAGGCATACAGTAGCAGTGGTTAGCTACCTTGACTTACAAACTCAAGATGTAGCGTATGAAGTAATTGAAGATGCCGCAGGTATTGCCAAGTACGGTGTATTAAAAACTGAATTGCGTGCCTTTGGCTGCACCAGTCGCGGCCAAGCGGCAAGGCTGGGCCATTGGGTTTTGTACTCCGAGGCAAATGAAACTGAAGTTGTTACATTTACTGCAAGCATTGAATCTGGCGTTGTCGTTAGGCCAGGGCAGGTAATCAAAATTGCAGATCCATTGAAATCAGGTATTAGAAGAGCTGGCCGGATTAATGCTGCAACCATAACCGAGATCACAATAGATGATACCGACCAGACAGATGTAACAGAATTGTTCAATGCTACCTTATCTGTGATCATGCCTGATGGCACTACCGAAGAACGCGATATTGCAAGTATCACTGGTGCAGTGATTACAGTATCAACTGCATTCACTGTTGCGCCAAATGTTGCCAGCATCTGGATGCTGCGTAATACTGATGTTGAAGCAACAACATGGCGCGTGCTTTCAGTAACAGAAAACAATGGCACTGAATACCAAATTGCAGCCTTAGCCCATAACCCTAGCAAATATGATTATGTAGAACAAAACCGGCCATTACAAAATCCAAACATCTCAATCACTGAAGACAGCCCTGATGCACCAATTGGGCTAAACAGTCAAGAGATATTCTATGCCACAAACAATAGAGCATCAACTAAAATCCTTGTAAAGTGGCAACCTGTACGTGGTGTAAGCGAATATCAAATACATTGGAAACGAGCGGATGGTAATTGGGAAGTGAATGATATTGCTAGCGCACAATACGAAATTCTAGATGCTGATATTGGTACTTACTTTATTCGTGTTTACAGCTTAAATCCATTACGCATACCATCAACAGATTTCGCAGACATTACGGTTAATACTGTTGGCAAAACTGAAAAGCCAGCCGATGTG